GGAAAGTAATAGTCATGCCTGAACTAGAGGCTGACGACGCAATGGGTATTTATGCTACCCAGTACCCAGGAAATGTAATAGTTTCACCAGACAAGGATATGAAACAAATCCCTGGTACTTTATACAACCTAGATGAAAGATTCACAGTCACCCCTAACGCCGGAGCAGCTTGGCATCTTATCCAGTGTCTTTCTGGAGATCAAACTGATGGATATGGTGGAGTCCCTGGTATCGGAGTTAAACGAGCCGCAACCTTATTTGATAAGGAAGGGTATAGCTGGAAGACAGTAGTTAAAGCTTTTAAAGATAAAGACTTAACTGAATATGATGCTATCATGAATGCTAGACTAGCCAAAATACTAACTATTGACGATTATGACACAGCAAAACAGGAAGTCATCCTATGGACTCCCAGCCCCGATTACGAAGTTAACGTATGAACAAGATCTTAAGATGAGAGTCTTAAAAGATCGGTTAAACGAAACTTATGATGATCATAAAGAGGATATAATAACCCTCTTTCTTGCCTTACAGAAACAGAACTTTGTATTAGGTAATTCACTCACAAATCTACTCGAAAAATGGAATACTATAGAAGAGGAAAGATCGAATGCTGGGATTTTATTCGGGATCAGGATCTAAACTTTCACTTAGGTAATGCAATAAAATATATATGTAGAGCTGGTCATAAAGGTGGTCAGCTCAAGAGATGCGAAGATCTAGAAAAAGCTATTCATTATTTACAAAACGAACTCCACCATGAAGAAAACTTTCTTATCCAGTCAGGCGAAGGAATTCCGATCCAAATACAATCTAAAGAATTCCAACACAAAGAAACAACGTACTTATCAGAAGAATCTGATCGTAGAGGAATTTAAAGAGTTTCTTGAGGCTGAAGGAGAGTTATGGCATAATCACCCAGACTACCCGAGCGAAGCTCTGAAAGAATTAGCAGACTTAGTTTATGTTTGCTACCAATATGCTGAGAACATGGGCTGGTTCTTAGATGAAGCATTAGACAGAGTACATGTTAGTAACATGTCAAAACTAGGTAAAGATGGTAAGCCTATTTACCGAGACGATGGAAAGGTTCTTAAAGGACCGGACTACGAACCACCAACATTAACTGACTTAATATAATGACAGAATTAATCTCCCGCACTGGTCGGGTCCAGTCTTGGCTGGATAACCCAGAATCTAGACTTCCAGTGAGCTGTACTGTATTTGTTGTTGAAGACTCTATGGAGGGTGACAACGGTATAGAGGCCAGCTGGAGATTTGCCAGCCACGCCCTCAGAAATGGGGCAGGTTGTGCTATACACTTATCTAAATTACGTCCAAAAGGAGACGACAATGGTCGTGGCTTGACTGCCAGTGGTCCAGTATCCTTTGGAAAAATCTACTCAGTACTAAACGAAATACTACGCAGAGGGGGTACCTACAAAAATGGGGCAATTGTTCTTCATTTGGATCTCAATCATCCTGATATCATCGATTATATTACTACGCCTAGATCAGAACTCCCATGGGTCAAAAGGTGTGTCGACATTGATGATGAAAAATGGAAAAACGCTAGTGATACAACACGGGAAGCGTTAATATATGGCATCAAATCTGGTGACATATGGTTAAATAAAATTAAACACAATAAACAAGGAGAAAGAATTTATGGCAACGTCTGTCTTGAGGTTTACTTGCCCTCACGTGGAACTTGCTTGTTACAGCATGTCAATCTCGCAGCCTGTAACACCAGCTCCATCAGAGAGGGTTTCATTAAAGGTATGTCCGAATTGTGCGAGCTCCATAGTCGGACAGGTGTTGGAGCAACTGGAGAATACTTGCCGTCTAATATCGACAGACAAGTTGGCCTCGGTATCCTCGGACTTGCAAACTTACTTGCAAGACACGCAGTAACATACGAACAATTTGGTAGAGCATTAGCTACAGTTAATTATAATGGATCTATTGTTACCAGAGCCGAGCATCTTGCCAGCGAACTTAGATATGGTATTGAAGCTGCCGCTGAAGTGGCTAGGGCTAATAATATGGTTAGAGCATTCGCTATTGCTCCGACAGCCTCATGTAGTTATCGAAGCAAGGATTTGGATGGCTTTACGAGTACCCCAGAAATTGCACCACCAATCTCTCGCTCTGTGGACAGAGATAGTGGGACATTCGGAGTGCAGACCTTTAACTATGGACAAGTAGAAATAGCAAGCGAAGTGGGCTGGGATGCCTACAAGAAAGTAGCAGATCAGTTAATGATAATGTATGATAAAACAGGACTTCTTCATGGCTATAGCTTCAACTCTTGGAGTGATGTTATAGAATACGACAATGATTTCGTGGAAGAGTGGTTGGCATCGCCTCAAACCTCCTTATATTACAGCCTTCAGGTAATGGGAGACGTACAAGATAAAAGCGATGCGTATGCAGCATTAGATCAAGATGACGTTGATGATTACTTGCAGGGTATTTTACAAGAAAACCCAATAACCTGCGATTGTCAAGAATGAAAAACCCTTATGAAAAATTACTCAATAGAAAGAGAACCTGGAACCCAGTCCAGACTACAGCTGGTGAGCTTAAACACGGAGCTGAAGAGGCCATCTACCGTGCTCTCGCAATACGCCATATGGAGTTACCAGTTGGCGAGTTTATTACAGAGGCACTTGAAAAGGAGGTTCCCGAATCTGCACGGACTCTTCTAGAAGCAAATGTAAAGGATGAGATCAAACACGATCTCGCCCTTACCTATATCACGAACGCTATAGGCGTTGATGAAAAAGCAGAATATGAGGCTCTCAAGTTACGTGATGCTTGGGAATCTCACCCTGATCACACTATATTAAAAGCATTGGTAGCTGAACGTGCTATATTCTTTGTTATTTTGCCTTTCTTTCGCTTTTGTGGCGATCCTGGTCTCAGAACGGTGGCAGCTGATATTTCCAGAGATGAACAGGTACACGTTGCTTGTAATTCTCTCGTCAGTTCTGCTATGGGTTTACGCCCTAGTAATTCTTTGGACAAACTTAGGAAGGCCACGATTAATTGGATATTCCAGCCTCTAGGTATAAATACTACCGATAAATATTTGGACAAAAATTTTTGGCTGGATTCATCAGATCGATTAATGTATGAGGGAAAGGCACCACAACTTTCTGATACACGGTCAGCACGGATGCCAGCATTCTTTGAACACAGCAATGTCAATCTACCCCAATACGCTTGAGCCTTTACTTGGCCCAAACTTAGAATCAATCCTCTTAGAAATGGAGGAAAAATTTCCACCAGTTAACCCACATCCTAAAGAGGAGATAGGAACCATCATGTATAAAGCAGGACAACGCTCAGTCATTGAGTGGTTGAGACACAGATTAGAGGAGGACTAACATGGCAAGTACAAGAGGATCTAGTAAATCAGCTAGAAGAGCAAGGCGTAACAAAGCTTTAAGTAGTAAGCCTAAAGGCCGTAAAGGTTTCAATAGAGGAGGTAGAAATAGAGCAGCACCTCAAGTTGATTGGAATCAGTTTAGTGTAGGTAGTACATATGGAGGTGGCACACCTAATTGGAATAAAGGTTTCAGTAATCCTTCTTTCAATGCTGGAAGCCTACGTACTATAGGTAATCGTGCTAATTTTGCTGACAATACTACATCAATGCAACAGTATGATCCTGATAGTATAGATGATTATACTACTAATTCTATGTTAGCACGTGGTGCAGCAAGAGATGATGTACAACTAGCAGATTTCTTGTCAGCACAATCTAGATTATCTCAGCAAATGGCTGAACGAGAAAGTGATGTCGCTCAACAGCAATCTAGTTACGATGATTTACTTACTACTTTAGGTACACAAGGACGAAAGTATTCAAGTGAATTAGATAGGATAAAACCTTTAGGCAGTTACTTCAGTAATGAACTTTCTAGAACACAAGGCTTTGGAAAACGATACAGTGATGAATTGAATCGATTGAAATCTTTTGACAATACATTCCAAAGAAATATAAAAACTGTAACTGAAGGTAGAAATTTATTTAGAAGTCAAGATGCATCGTCAGGAGATCAAGCTAGACGAGCAGCTGTAGGAAGAGAATGGGATTCAACTTTAAAAGGTTTAGAAGATCAGTACAGAGCATACCAAAGACACAGAGGTAATGTACAGAGTGGTCAATCTTCATTCAAATCTTATTCTGATGCTTTAGGTGGTGCTAGTAGAGATTATCAATCTTATTTAGGACAACTACAATCAGGACAAAGCTCATTAGGTGATTACACAAGTCAGATACAAAGTGAACGTGATGCATTAGCAGACTATGCTTCAGCATTTTCTGCTGCTAGACAACGAAGTGCTGAAGATGCTAAGTCATATACTATTAGATCTCAACAAGGTATAGCTGAGTCTATGAAAGAAGGAGTTACTGGAATAAGATCAGAGTCTGGATACACATCACCTACTAAAGATAGAAGTAAATCAACTAAAAAACGATTCAATCGTGACTTTAGAATAAGTAGTTTTGGTAATACAGGGCAGGCACAACTTAACATATAAAAACAATGACAGCAAAATCTAGATATGATTCATTATCCAGTGACCGTTCCCAGTTTCTAAACGAAGCAGAAGAAGCAGGTAAACTCACACTACCATATCTCATACGTGGACATGAAGAACATGTAAGAGGTATGAAACAACTCATCACTCCATGGCAAAGCGTTGGTGCCAAAGGTGTTGTAGCACTAGCGAGTAAACTCTCGCTAAGTCTTATGCCACCTCAAACCAGCTTCTTTAAACTACAGTTAGATGAGTCTCAGTTAGGTGAAGAGTTCCCACCAGAAATAAAATCAGAACTAGATTTATCCTTTGCAAAGATAGAGCGTACTATCCTTGATGCTATTGCAGCAACAGATGATAGAGTAATAGTACACCAAGCATTACAACACTTAGTTGTAGCTGGTAACGCTCTTATCTTTATGGGTAAAGAAGGTTTGAAATTATTCCCTCTCAATCGCTATGTTATAGAACGAGATGGTAACGGACAAGTAATTGAAATAATTACTAAGGAAAGAATCAACAAAAAATTAATAGAGAAGTTTCTACCAGAAGGTGTGGAGTATGAGGACAGAGCAGACGGAACTGACACTGTAGTAGATGATACTAAAAGTGATAACAAAGAAGTCGATGTCTACACACACGTTAAGAGAGATAACAATAGATTTATATGGCATCAAGAGGTATTCGATAAGATCCTTCCTGGTTCCCAAGGGAAAGCACCAGTCGATACAACTCCATGGCTACCACTACGTTTCAATACAGTAGATGGTGAAGCATATGGTAGAGGTAGAGTAGGACAATTTATTGGAGATTTGAAATCACTTGAGGCACTGTCCCAGGCACTCGTAGAAGGCTCTGCAGCAGCTGCTAAAGTAGTTTTTGTAGTATCACCCTCTAGCACAACTAAGCCCCAGACACTTGCTTCTGCAGGTAATGGAGCTATCGTCCAAGGACGACCTGATGATATAGGTGTGATACAAGTTGGTAAGACTGCTGATTTCCAGACAGCTTATCAGTTGATGGCAACATTAGAGAAAAGATTAAATGAGGCTTTCCTTATACTAAGTGTAAGAGATAGCGAAAGAACTACTGCACAAGAAGTTCAGATGACACAGCTAGAGTTGGAACAACAGCTAGGCGGTCTATTTGGATTACTTACTATAGAGTTCTTAGTACCATACTTAAACCGTAAGCTTAGTGTCTTGGAGAAGACTGGTGAGATACCTAAGATACCTAAAGGAATGGTTAAACCTACTATCGTAGCTGGTATTAACAGTCTTGGTAGAGGTCAAGATGTACAAGCACTAGGTCAATTCTTACAGACTATTGCACAAACAATGGGTCCAGAAGCTATTGCACAATACATTAATCCAGAAGAAGTAGTTAAGAGATTAGCAGCAGCTCAAGGTATAGATGTATTAAATCTAGTCAAGAGTATGCAAGAAGTACAGCAACAAGAACAGCAAGCCATGCAGCAAGAAGCTGAGATGGAAGCTATCAAAGCTACTCCTAATATGATGAAGGCTCCAATGCTTGATCCTTCTAAGAATCCAGAACTAGCTTCAGATATGGAAGGAGTAGAATCACCACCACAAGAGTAAACAATGGCAGAAACATTAACATTTGAAAATACAACTGAAGCAACCAGTGCAGAGAATCTCAATGCTGATGAGCAGGATTCTCTGAAGGTTGGTGAAGCTATACAAGAAGAGCAAGAGAACTTACTTGCTGGTAAATATAAAGACGCACAAGAATTAGAGAGTGCCTACATTGAACTTCAGAAAAAACTTGGAGAAAAAGGCTCTGAAGCTGGGGAGGATACTGGGGACACCGATGCTTCTAAGCAAGAAGAAAGTGAAGAAGATGAAAAAGAAACTAAGGAAGACCCTCAAGAAACTAACATCTTAGATCAGCTATGGGAACAATCAAGTAATGAAAAGTATGATGAAGCTACATTAGAAGCTTTAAGTAAAACTGATCCAGCTGAACTAGCTAAGATGCATCTACAGTTCCGTGCTCAGAATGCTCCTAGAGAAATCTCTGATGCTGATGCTAAAGAAATTAAAGGTATAGTAGGAGGAGATGAAGAGTATAATGAGATGCTACAGTGGGCAGATAGTAATCTTAAT